CTAGGTACGTCCCATTAACTTCGTTGAAATAGTTGTCTAAATCTGCAATGTACGCCTCTGAAGTTACCCCTAATGATCCTGAGCAATACCGAACTTCAACTAGTTTTTTTTCAATCCTATCAATATAGTATTTCTTTTTCTTTTTGGATAAATTTCTAACTGCGGAGGGAATTTCTTTATTATTTATAAAATCATCAATCATAAAATATCCTCGTCATCTACAACTTTATTTTTATTTGCTTTTTCTAATGCTTTTTGTTTTAAACTTTTTGTTTCCGTAGTTTGAACAGGAGTACTATTCATTTCTTTAAGTTCCATTCTTTTTAAATAGTCCTCACAAGATTCTCCCTCTCTATAGTCAATCGGTAAAAATTCTTTCGAAGGTATTACTACGTCAATCTCCCTAAAGGAATTTCTAGAACCATGCTTTATAACTTTTACAGTAGAAACTTTTCCTAAAATATGAATTCCTTCGTGCTTATACTCGTGCAAAAAACTACAAATATCTTGTCTAGAAATTCTTACCTCTTTAGTTACTCCCTCACATTCTTTAAACTCTTCTTTAATGTATTCAAATGTGTAGTAAGGTAACTCCTTAGATACAATTACGTCTCTAACAACTTTTCTCATTCCTTTTAATGAGGCTTCACATACTGAAAAAAATTGTTTCCCTTTAAGGGGTTTATATTTTGAAAATCCATAAGACGGGTTAGGTTTAAAGTTTAAAATCCAATTACCGAATTGTGCTATTTCTACAACGTCTTCACCGTTAATGGCTTTTTCACAAAATGAAAGTAAATCGGTTATTTCATACTCGCTCATTGAAGAAGATAGGTCTTCATGGTTTAGTTCTGGAACTGAGTACCTTCTATCTGAAGGATCTATTCCTAGTCCCGTTAATGAGTTGGTCATTAAAATATACGAGTTAAAATTCTCTATGGTTACTTGATCTTTACCCTTCTTTTCTAAAGATATTTTATTATTACAAAAAAACTTTAGAGCGTCTTTTTTCTCTTGAGAATTTATATTTACTTCGTCAAATAGACATAGTGTTTTGTGCGCAAGGGGGGCATTAAAATCTTTCTCGAGCATAGTATCTCTAATTATGCTTGTATTGTTTCCCCCCGCTAAAGCCGATACAATTCTTGAGAATATACCTTTACCTATTCCCCTATTCCCTGTAAGGGATAGCATTGTCTCATTCCTAGAAGTTAATAAAGTTTTAATCCAAAAAAAAGCATACTCTATGTTTTTAATTTGAGTTTCTCTATCTTCGTTTTTAAATAGGTGCTCTATTAGTTTTGTTATGTGGGGGTGAATACTTGGTTTAACGTTCATGCTTCTCCATGACGGAGGATTATATAGGTTTACGAAGTTTGTCTCCATGCCTAAATCGTTATCCATTGCTATCCATCTTCTTTCTCTGTGAGGCTCAAAAACTATTTTGGCCTGAGTAGAAACAGTCCACAACTCTTTAGTAGTTATTTGCTTTATATCTGCAAGAACGTCCATATTTGCTTCAATAGCTATTTTACCCGAGGTAAGTAGAAGGGCATAAGGTACTGCGGGGTTTCGTATGTCTTGAACTATTTCACAAGTAGAGTATTCTAGTAGATTTTCTTCAGATAGTTTTTTTACCTCACTTTGATTTTCAGATAATATATTCATTTGTTCCTTCCTTCTTTCATTTAGAAAATTATTGAGAAATTTTTTAAAAACTAATATAAACGCGGATTTTTTTACAAAGGGATTAAAGTTGTCTAGGTCATTTCCTTCAGAGTTTTGAGAAAAAATTTTATCAATTTGGTATCCCTCAATATAGTTCTTTATAGTGTCTGACAACCCCCCATTCATTACTACGGTATTCCCCCGTAAAGATACTGCCTCAGACGAAACAATAACCTTTGCCAATGCTTCTTGCGCTCGCATGGAAAACATAGAAGGTGCATTATCGTTACTCATAAATTTCTTCCAATTCTGAAAGGTCTTTATATATATCTTGAAGTAAAGATTCTTCTATTACGTCCTTACCTATCTGACGATTTACTGCTTTAGATAGTGTTCTTAAATTATTTATAAAAGTTACAAGCTTAAACTCATCTAGTTTTTTAGTTCCGTTTTCTAATTGGGTATAGGTAGTTGAAGAAATACCCGCTAACGTACTTAGTGCTCTTACGCCTGTCCTTGACAGTTTTCTAAATTGTATTAGGGAGATTATTTTATTTTCCAATCCAAACTCCTTATAATTAATTTTTTTAAAGCACTATATTGGGGATACTAAAACCTACTGTCAACATAAAAAAAATGCGAAAAAGACGATTTGTCTCTAATTTTTACGACTTCCACTTTTAAGGTGTATTTTCTACTATATATAACGCACACACTTACATTAATAGTTAGGTAAAAACCAATTTTTTACTAAATTTTCGACGACTTTACAAAAAAACGCTAAGTCTGTTATCAATATAGCTATGCATCATAAAACCGCGTGTGTGTGATAGACAAAACTATGTTTAATATAGTGTGTTATGTAAATATTTATTCGAAAAAGAATATAACTGGGTAAAAATTAAAAAACATAATTTTGTATGACGCGTAGCTATGTAGGAATTGGATTTTCAAAAGGTCAAAAAACTATTTTATATATTACTTTTCTCGAAAAACAATGTCGGAAATTTCGAGATTTTAACTTTTTAAGCTTTTTGTGTGTTAGCTTATGCGTTAAAAACCCTTCGAGATTCAAAACTAAATCTTTTCAAAAATAGCTCCGTCTCTCTCGAAATTTCCCACTATACTTCGGCCTCAGATCAGAAAAAACCAAGACGTAGGGTGTCAAAACTTTAGTAAAAACTATTTGAATTATAGTTCCGTTTATTGCCCTATATATTATTGTCTATTGCGGCCAAAAAACTGTCTTCGGGTTAGAGGTATAGTGTGACATAAGCAATTATCGGTTACGGTCCGAACCACACACTATTTACGCAATTTAAAATAGTGGCCTTAAGTCAGTCATTGCCGATCACTGTAAGGAGAGAATCATCAAATACTCTCTCGCACCTTCCATGGCCAGTGTTAGACGGGGGGAAATGTGAAAACCTCTTCATGATGACACGTTAATATAACTTTTGGCCATACCCTATTTTTTCACTATCGCGTTATAGAAAATCCTGCAGGCCTGCAGACTTGAAGGAGTCTAAAATCAAGGTTATTGCCAAACACTCTATAAGCACTTAATCTTTAAACTGCAAATAATCACAAGGATGACTCATGCCGAATTTAATAGACCTAGCAAAAGCACCAAAGAAAGTTGTAAACGTCTCGGAGGATAAACTTAAGGCCGAGATAATAATTTATGACGCTATCGGAGATAGTTTCTTTGGAGGAGTATCAGCAAAGGATATTAACGCAGAGTTAAAAGGAATTCCTTCGACCGTTAAAAATATTGATATCCGTTTAAATTCTCCCGGCGGCGATGTTTTCGACGGGATGACTATTTATGAGCGCCTAAAACAACACAAGGCCCATAAGACCATTTACGTTGACGGGCTTGCGGCTTCGATAGCCTCTATCATCGCGATGGCCGGAGATGAAGTAATAATGGGCGAAGGCTCAATGTTCATGATCCATAAGCCGCTATGCTTCACATACGGAAATTCTGACGCTCATGATCACAATTGTATGCTCCTCGATAAAATTGAAGAACAAATGATTTCTATCTACGCAAAGAAAATGGATATGTCTCGCGCTGAGATCGCAAAACTATTACGCGATGAGACTTGGTTTAATGCTCAAGAAACAATCGACGTAGGACTAGCTTCAAAAATTATTGAGGCCAGCGCTTCTCTTCACATGGCCGCGGCATTAATGGATAAGGCCAAGTGGATTAATAAGCGTCCGCAAATGTCAGTCACTACTCAGTCAGTTATTAAAAGTAAATTGAATGAATTTTTAGCAAAACATAAAGTTGGGGCAAATAGCTCGCAAAAAGCGTAGCGGCCACCTCGTTATATAAACCACATTTTTACTAAGGAGTAAAAAATGAACTTGGAACAAATGAAAGCAAGACTGGCCGAAATCAGCGCTAAGCTTGCAGAATTCGCGAATCCTGAAGCTAACGTAAATGATGCTGACGTTGAGACTATCAATGCTCTCACAGGAGAATTTGAATCTCTATCAGCTAAAGTACAAGCTTTAGAAAAGATGGCCAACATTACTGCTATTGCTAATTCAAGCGCTGGCCGTAAAACTGCTCCAACAAACGTAGTAGCTACTCAAACTCAGGCCCCTAAGAAAGTTGAAAATTTTGAAAACGTAGGCGAATACTTTCGCGCAGTAGCTATGTCTTCAAATGGTAACGTTGATAAGCGTCTTGCCAATACAGCTCAAGAAAAATTTGCTGAAGACGGTGCGTTCCTTATTCCTGCCGATATCCGAACTGATATCCAAACTAAAATCATGGGAGATGAATCTCTTCTTCCTATGACATTTAAACTCACAACTGGCTCAAACACTCTTACTATGCCAGTAGACGAAATTGCTCCTTGGGATGGAACTGGAATTCAAGCTTATTGGGAAGGCGAAGGCATCCCTCACACTGGTACTAAGCACGGCCTTAAGTCTTTCCAAATGAGACTTTTCAAGCTTACAGCTTATGTAACAGTCACTGAAGAATTACTTGAAGATGCACCGGCCCTTGAAAGTTATATTCGCGCTAAAGCTCCTGCCGCAATTTTACATAAAGTAAACAGTGCGATCATCGGCGGAGACGGAGTAGGCAAGCCAATAGGTTTCCTTAAATCTCCATTCCGTGTAAAGGTAGCGAAAGAAGTTGGTCAGGCCGCTGACACTATCGTTGCTGAAAACATCGTAAAAATGTTTTCTCGAATTCTTCCCGGCTCAATCGGAAGCGCAGTATGGATTATCAACCCTTCACTCCTTGAGCAAATTCGCTTGTTGAAGTTCAATACTTCTCCTACAAGCTTAGTTCCTGCTTACCTTCCTCCTTCAGGATTAGCGGGCGCACCATACGGAACACTTATGGGCCGTCCAGTATTACCATTCATGGGAGCTACAAAAGCTGCCGGAGACGAGGGTGACATATCTTTCGTAGACCTTAAGTACTATTACTCAGCTACTAAGACAGCGGGTATTAAATCTGACATGTCTACTCACGTTCACTTCGATAAAGACCTTACAGCGTTCAAATTCTCTATGAGAGTAGCTGGCCAGTGTCCTTATCAAGCGCCTGTGACAACTGAAAACGGTGGCTATCAAATGTCAGCGTTCGTCACACTTGAAGACAGATAATTAACTTCTAACTACTCGGCCTTCTCATCGGGGACGAGTCAGTATTAAGATGAGGATTAAAATTAAATTGTGTCTTCGGACACTACCTTTTAGGAGAAAAATATGAACGGACAATTTCTTGAAAATCAAAATGTAAAAGTTCTTGTCGCACCCGTAGACATGAATACAGCGGCCATCACTGGCGCTCGTTGCGATATGGGAAAAACTGCTAAAGTTTGTGCTATCATTTCTATGAGCACTTCAGTAGCGGCTTCAGTAGTTTTAAATTTCAAACAACACAATGCTGCCTCAGCGGGTACAACTAAGGCACTTTCAGTAGTTCCTACTTATTACAAAAAAGTTGGGGCCGCTATTGAATTTACTAAAGTTGAAGGAGCTTCAGCGGTTTCTTCACTTGACCTTTCTGCTGACTTCGCGACAAATGGTGGAGTGGTTGCGGTAGAAATTAGCTCAGATCTTCTTGATACAAATGGAGGCTTCAGTCATTTCAGTATCGACCTTGACGACTCAGGCGCGGCCAAGCTTGTCAGTGGTCTATATGTAGCAAATGAGCCAAGTCATCTTCCTGCTTACGCTCAAACTCTATAATATGAGTGCTGCCTGAATAGGCATCCTCCTAGATTAGGCCCCGTGAAATTGAGTCAAATCTTTTCACGGGGTTTTTTTCTTGCTAGGCTTAAAACAAAAAGGAGTATTTTTTATGTCACATAAATTTATTAAGTTCCATAAGGACATGACTTACAATTCGGACATGTTCACGAAAGGTAAAGTTTATAAGATGAGCGATGAACTAGGGTATTCTCTTCGTTGGATTAAACGAGGTTGTGAGGAAGTAACTGAAGAAGAATTTTTGAAACAAAATAAACCCGCTGAAAAGGTTATTCCTGTTAAAATAGTTCCTCCGACACCTATTGCTCCTCCTACTGAAAATATCGTTGCTCCTCCTGCTAAAGTTGAAGACGATGACGACTTTTTAAATGTCGCCCCTTCACGAAACGAAATTGCAAAACCTTTAGTGGCCACGAAAGTTAATATGGGCAAGAATAGAAAGTAATCATTTCTAAAAGTTGGGGTTAAGAGTGAAATTCTTTAACAAATCTTTTACGCTTCCAAGTTTTTTCAATAGGAGTACTACTCCTGACGACGTGGAAACTCCGAGAAGGCCGTTCGCCACTAGTGCGGGCACTTATGTTAATCCTGACTCAGCTATGCAAGTGAGCGCGTTTTACAGGGGCGTAGCTTTTATCTCTACTCAGATTGCTACGCTTCCTTGGCTCGTAAAAGATAGTCAAAATAACATTCTCCCTAATGATCCTATTGCGTGGCTTATAGGAATGGCACCCAACTACGAAACGAATTCTATGTTTTGGAGATTGTGCGCTATTCAGTCAGGTATCATTTACGGAAATCATTACTCAGAAATTGAGAGGGCCGTAAATGGAAGGCCCATGGCCCTTTGGCAATTGGATACGTCAAGCGTAAATCCGGTTAGATCCCTCAATGGTAAATTGTGGTATGAAGTAATCGGCGGTAACGCTTCTCGAAAAGGTGAAAACGTTTACCTTGATCCGAAAGACGTTTTCGTTGTGAGAAACATTCATACCAAAGACGGAATAACCGGACAAAGTGTTGTCTCTTACGGACGCGATACTTTAGGAATTTCAATGGGCGCTGATAAGATGGCCAATGGACTATTTGCAAATGGCGCTATTCCAAGTGGAACGTTAGAAGTGCCAACTGCTTTAAGTGATCCTGCCTACAAACGATTAAAAGAATCATGGGACGGGAACCACTCAAAGGGTAAGATGGGCGGCACCGCAATTTTAGAACAAGGTGTGAAATATAATCCGATATCAATTGATCCTGATACTCTTCAAATGCTTCAGAGTAGAGAATTTTCTGTTTTAGAAGTGGCAAGATTTTTAAGTGTACCTCCTTCAAAACTTTATGATGTTAAGGCCAATACATTTAATAACCAAGAAAACGCTAACCTTGATGTGGCCAACGATGTTTTAAAAACTTGGGCCATCAATCTACAAATGGAAGCGAATATAAAACTTCTCAGCAATTATCATGGTGGTCGTAAAACAGAAATGGAACTTTACGAAGTATTTCGCGGAGACATGGAAACTCGCTCAAAATACTTTAATGTGCTCATGCAATGTGCGGCCATCACTCCTAATCAGATCCGAGAGAAAGAGGGTATGCCTCCTTACGCGCAAGGCTCAGAATATTATATAGCCAATAATAATTTTAGTCCGGTTTCACGAATGGAAGAAATTATTGATGCTAACATTGCAAGCAAGTTAAAAAATTCTACGGATAAAAAATCTACTTCGTCTGAAGATGATACTAAAGATGAAATAAAAACTAAAGACAGTACCGATAAGAGTAATGGACAACAAAAAGAAAATGAGAAAAATGCTATTGATGCGGAATTAAAAAAAGCGGCAATTGAGTATTTACAAAAGAAAACAGAATAACCAAAATCTCGCTACAAGCGCAGTAGGGTTTTCATGGAAAAAGAAATACTAATGGCCTTGATCGCTAAGATTATTGATAGCGAAATATCAGGGCGACTAAAATCTTTACAGCTCCTTTCCGGCCCTAGAGGCCAGCGAGGGAAAAGCGGTAAAGATTTCGATTTTGAAGAAAATAAAGAAAACATATCTTCCCTCATTGATTCATTCATCACTGAAAATTTACCTAACCTGAAACTTTCTTTCTCAGATTTAACCGAAGAAGAAATTTTATCGTTGAAGGGTAAAGACGGTGTTGACGGGAAAGAAGGTAAAGATTTTTCATTCCATGAATACCGAAACGATATTAAAGAAATACTTACGGACTACGCTTCTAGTATTTCAGACGCACTAAAATTAAAATTCTCCGATCTTACGGAAGAAGAAGTTTTATCATTAAAAGGTAAAGACGGAAAAGACGGACGAAACGGGATTGACGGAAAAGATTTTTCGTTTGAAGAAAATAAAGAACTCATTAACGATTCTATTTTCTCATTGGTATCTACTCTTAGAAACGATTTAAAGTTAAAATTCTCCGATCTTACCGAAGATGACCTTTCAAAGATTAGAGGGCCTAGAGGGCAACGAGGTAAGCAAGGCGACAACTTCATATTTGAAGATCACAAGGAAAGTATTCAATCCTTAGTTGACTCTAAAATAGAATCATTAAAAGATTCACTTAAATTAAAATTCTCCGATCTAAGCGAAGAGGAAATTTTTTCTCTTCAAGGCCAGAAAGGAAAAGACGGACGAGACGGACAATCTTTTATTTTTGAAGAACACAAAGGAGAAATTTTTTCTCAGGTTAGTTCTTCAATCTACGAAATCAAAGACGACCTAAAATTAAAGTTCACTGATTTATCTAATGAAGAAGTACAAGGATTAAAATTAAAATTTTCTGACCTTACCGATGAAGAAGTTTTTAAACTTCGTGGCCCTCGCGGTCAACGTGGTAGGCAGGGTAAAGATTTTGAATATAATGAACACGAATTAAAAATAAGAGAAGAAATCCAAGCTAAAATTTCTTCCATGAGGGATGAGTTAAAACTCAGATTTGAAAATTTAACTCCTTCAGAAAAAGAAAGTCTAAAATTAAAATTCTCTTCACTTACTAAAGATGAAATAAATCTTCTCAAGGGCGCTAATGGAATTAACGGGGCCAGTGGGAGAGACGGATTAGACGCGCCAGTTATTGAAGACGTAAACGTTGAGTCAATGGGAAAGGATTCGGTCAGATTAGTTTTCTCCATGAGCGACGGAGAAGAAATAAGGACTAACACTTTTCAAGTTTCAAAAATTATTAATGAAATGGTGTATCAACCTATCATTACTAATGGAAGTGGCGGGGGTACTGCTACGGAGTTAGAGGTTTTACTTGGAGGAGTTTCTTTAGGTAATGTTACGGCAATTGATTTTGGAAACTTAGATTTCAATGTCACGGTATTAAATGGTGTGGCCAGCGTATCCGTAAAATTCCCTTCGATCCCTTCCGAGTTAGGCGTTTTAATCGACACTGTAAATCAAGGAACAACTAAGGCCCTAGATTTTGACTCGAGCGTTTTTGATGTTACCTATGATGCCGACGCAACAATATTATCTTTAAAGCCTTTCCCCGTACAAGTAATGGAGTTAGGCGTTTTAATAGATACGGTTGATCAAGGTAAGACTAAAGCGTTTGATTTCGATTCAAGTGTTTTTGATGTTACGTATGGTGCGAACTCTACGGTATTAAGTTTAAAACCAATTACGGCGGCACCTCCAAAAATATCTGTCTTAGATGACGGAGTAGAAATAACAGACGAATTAACTTCTTTAGATTTCGGACTAGGTCTTGAAGTTGAAGTGCAAGACCAAATGGGGATTTGGCAAACGCTGTCTGAAGTAAACCCTCTTAACGAAACTGACATAAGACGAGTGAGAATAAAAAACTCAGGCGTATCTACTTCAGCAAGTAAACTCTCAGTTAAAAAAATTCTAGGAGAAAACATTCCCGCGTTTGCCTTAGTAGTATTTATAAATGAGACTACTGTTATGAGGGCCGATAAAACTTTTTACTCAGGTGTATGTGACGGAATAATTTTATCAAGCGGCAATACGGGTGAGGAGCGAGAAATTTTAATGTTTGGAATTGTCGAGAATACGGGAATTACTTACCCTTTAAAAACTTTACTCCTGCTTGATAGTTTGGGAACGGTAAGAACAACAAGGCCAGCTTCAGGATACTGGACAATAATTGGAAGATCACTTGGAAATGGTTCTATCTTTATTGATATTAAGGAACCAGAATTGGTGACTGTATGACGGATTTAGTCAGAATTGTTAGGGCCGATGGCTCACTCGCGCTTGTACCGTGGCCCGCTACGGTTGTTCCTATATTCAAAAAGGAAACAATAACAATCCCGCAAAATACAGCGAATCAATCGGCTAATTTAGACACTTCATTCGTAAAGTATTATGTCCTATGCCAA